GTCGCTTAAGACGCGTTATCTATTTGTTCCTATGGCATCAACGTTTCGAACGCTGATCCGTAGGGTTACGGTAGACATCCCTAAAACTATCTTTTCCAAGGATAGAGTGTGGTTGGACTTATAGCTGGATTCGAATCTTATGCTAGAATCGCGACAGGCGTTTCACCGACATAGCCACAAAGGCTTGTTTCGATGAACGTTTCCGTTGCACGATCTTAGCTGGAGCTTTACGCTCCACGAACTTTGCTACCTTTCTCCAGCGTTTTACCGATCGCGGTATTAACACCTGTAAGACATTAACATTAGAGATTTCAGTCTCTTCTGTTTCACGTCGAACAAGGTTAATCCGTGTCGGCACTAGCGCTAGGATTGATAGACAAGATTCGATAAGACGAAGCGATTTCGCAAGATCTCGCTCTCGAGTCCATATCTTCTTGGCCTCACGTAGGATTTCACCTGCTTGGTCTATGGCTGAAGTAAACTTCGAAATAAATCGAGGTCTTACGACGCTTTTAAACCAACGCGTGTACTCTTTCGTGAACTCGTCACCCATCGGATGTTCTTGTCGAAGTCGAGAAGCCTTCCCACTATTGGGAATGAAAAGGTTATCGACAACGCTTCGAACCCTCTTGAGTGCCGGGCCCAAGACAGAGTCCACCACCTCAGCCCAAATGAGTGTGAAGATTTTCTCTTCATCACTCACCCGCATCTTAGCTCTAGTATTACCTGTCATAGTGACAGCTAAGTACCAGTCTAAGAGTGTGGCCGCTCCTCTCGGAGCGCCTGGTCTAAGGAGAAGTAATAGCGAGGATGAAAGGATCCGTGGAAGCCCCGTCAGCACCCTTGCGGATGCTGCCGAAGCAGCCTTGAATCCGACACCTATGTACCGCGCCACCTGATACAGAGGAATCTCTATACCAAGCTTTGCTTCGCAAGCAGCGAGGACCTCGGGTATGAACCCGGGTCCAAGCCACCCAACGGAAATACCCGCAAGTGAGAGAGGAGATACCTCCTCACCCTTGTAGTAGAACCGTTTGGCGAACTCCAATGAGGAATTCGAAGAAATTATCGACTTGTGAAAGCCGATTTTAACTCCAAATTCCGTCATCAGATGTACATACTCAGATGCTACAGCGCGATCACAGATCACGATGTCATCTCCGAGCACCGCATACCATGTGAACCAAGATCTATGTCCCACTCGCCAGGCGGCGAATTGGACTAGAGCATGATGGGTCCATGCGAGCATCCCCCAAGAGGAATAAGCCCCCATTGGCTGACCTACGCTGTATCTGACAAAGGTTGAACCTTTGCCAAAAGTGGTACCGAACTCTTTTGGAGTCCGGTAGTCACGTTCAGTTAGTAGAGCACGCCAAGTGTTGGCAAATGACTCAAGGGTGAACGCTCCAAGGACAAGCACCTGTAACGAAATGGGAAGTCTATCCGTTGCTGCAGAGAGGTCGTAAGACCAAAACTGCGTCCGGCCTGCCTTCGACGCACGTTCAAGCAGTTCCCTTACGGGTTTTGCCTGGTCGAACGTTCCATCTTGCGGAATTTTCCGCAAGACTTTATCGAAGATAAACCGGTGCAAAGGATATAATAACCATTGCGTCCAGATGTCCACCATTGCGACAATCCGTTTCTTACCGGGTTCTTCCACTACAGAAAGCTTACCAATATCGAATTGCTCCGAGCCCCCGCACCACTCCGAGTCGGGATCGAACTGGGGGTTCATCCCTAACTTAGACTGGTTGGCGTGACATATCTTCGACCAGTTCTTTGACGTCTTTATGACATCATCGAACCAGGGAAGCCATGTAAGCTCGGAAGCACCGACAAAGGCCCGCATGTGAGTAATTAGCCCGAAAATGGCAGGTCGCGAATGAATCGCGAGCATGTCAATCCAGGCGTTACCCACAGCGAGTACCTTGCTGTAGTAAGAATTAGGACCGGACGTGAACATCCACTTCCAAACGGGAGTGAAGTCCACTAACCGGATCGCACCTCTCATACCTTTCGGGTCGCCCCAAAAGGCTGAGTCCTCACGATCACGGACACCCAGATAAGGTACAATACCAAAGCCCTTCGACCATCTTACGAAAATTCCAAGGAATTCTCGAAAAGACGCCGTCAGGCTAGGGTGGATGTCCTTTCCAGGGTCCGTAACCGTAGATAGTGATAATTTCCCACGATAGTCAATAACCCGGTAAAGGGTTAGAAGACCAAGGTAGAATCTTATCACGGTACGATCTCCTCGAAGGAGCCGCTTACGATGTAAGACGGGTATCCAACGGGGAATCCCCCGATTCGTTACGGATGTAGCAACGCCAGCATCCCTAGGATTCTCTAGCTGACTTCCGGCTAAAACCCGCTGAATTAACAGCAGATTCGCCTTCAGAAAGATAGCTAATCCTTTGGAACCTTGGTTATGCTTAATCCTCATCACTAACCTAGTGAAATGGAACACAGCCTTAACCCAACCACGGGATTGTCCACCAATCATCATCGGAACAGCTCGGATGAG